GGCAACCGCAACACTGCCAATGGATACCAGGCACTCTTCTCCAACACAACCGGCGACCACAACACCGCCAATGGGTATCTGGCACTCCTCAACAACACAACTGGCATCAACAACTTTGCAGTAGGTAGCAACGCAGGAACAGACGCAGTCTTTAATGTCACTACGGAAGATAATCGAGGCATCCTTGGTGATAACAATATAACCAACATTTATGCAAAAGTTGCAGTAACGGTCACTTCGGACATCCGTGACAAAGTCGTCCATGCACCTGTTAATCATGGTCTGAATTTCGTCAATGCAGTGACCCCAATTGAATATAATTTCCGCAAGGCGCGTGGGAGCGACGAAATCACAGGTCGCAGGCATTTCGGTTTCTCTGCACAAGAGTTACTGGAAAATCTGGATACAGAGTCTGTTATAGACAACTCTGATCCTGAAAATCTGAAACTTAAATCAGATGAATTACTTCCAATCTTATGGAATGCAGTAAAAGAGCTTTCATCACAATTGGAGGAATTAAAAAATGGAAATTGAACAGCGCCGAGCAGGACGACGATGACCCTGCAGTCTGACCTGTACAGCGGCAAACCCCGCATTGCGGTCACCGGTCGCCACGTCGTCAGCGAGAGCATCGGCGGGCAGATCGGTCACAGCATCGAAATCCACTTTGAACCCGGCGCGCAGCTCATCGCCGCAGACGGCCTGCGCCGCCCGGTGCTGGACCTGACGGGCAACGGCACCAACACGATAAAGATCGTGTCTCCTGCGGTTGACGTTTCCCACGGGGCTTACGGCGGCGGGCAAACCAACACCGCAATCGCCCTGATGGGCTTCCGCAAGGCCACCGTTGCCGACGTGGACCTGTTCGGCGGTGAAGACTGGGCCAGCCGGAACGGCGATTCGGGCATATCCACAGTAGACATCGAGTACACGCTGATCGACGGTGGCGTGATTCGCGGGTTTCGCGACACGGCGGTTTATCCGGGCGGCAACAACGCGCTGGGCCCCGACGGCGACGGCGGCGTGTGCGACATCACCGGCTTGCATGTCTACGACTGCGAACACGCAGTTACAGCCAAGCGCGAAATGACCATGTGCCGTATAGACCGGATGCACGCCGAGAACTGCACTGCTGGAGTGATTCAGTCCAGCGTAATCAATGGGCACTACGTCGGCCCAGCACGCCGGATGCACGTCACCAACTCCACGTTCAAGCGCATCACCGCCAACGTCGCCCGCTTTCTGTCCGAAGGCACCGGGAAGTTTGCGGACAACACCATCGAGGACTGGGGCCGCTACCAGGACAGCACGCGAAACGCCGGAAACAACGCGGTGGCCATTTCGGTGCTCGGCGCGCAAGACGTGCGTGTCCGCGACAACGACCTGTTCGAGCGCGATTGGGTAGGTGCCGGGCGAATCGGCTTGCTGATCCGCGATCACAAGGACATCGACGGGCGACACCGGGTGGCCGGTGGCGTTGTGAGCCACGGGAACGACTACGGCGCGAGCCAGGTGCTCGATACCGGCTCGATCCGGTCGCACTTCCGCGACGTGAGTCGATACCAGAAATAAGTTTCAGCCCGCCGAGAGCGGGTTTTTTATTGCTTAGGAGGGCGGACGTATGCCGCTACTGACACCAGAATTACCCGACCCGACCAAGCAATTGAAGCTGCCGGGCGTGCCCGATAACAGTTTTGCTACGGGCAGCGCAAAATCGACGGGCGTACCTCAGATGGGTGAGCTGCCGACCGGAATGTCGGTGCAGGGGCGGCTTGATCGTCTGCTCAAATCCACGTCACCCTACATGCAGACCGCGAAACAGCAAGGCCTGCAGACAGCGAACCGTCGCGGGTTGCTGAACAGCAGCATTGCGGCCGGGGCAGCGCAGGGCGCGGCCATTGACCGGGCGCTACCGATTGCCCAGCAGGACGCAGGGCTATCCGGGCAGTTTGGCCTAAACCAGCAGAACTACGGTATCCAGTCGAATCTGTCGCGCCAGAGCGCCGCACAGAATCTGCGGGCGCAGACCCAGGCCGAGGGCTTCCAGAGTGGGCTATCGAGCCAGGAGGCGGCACAACGCCTGGCTGCGCAGACGCAATCTGAGAAGTTCCAGGGCGGCCAGTCGGCACTTGACCGACAATTGCAGCGCGAACAGCAACTCAAGCAGATCGAGGCACAGTACGGATTATCTCGTCAGGAGGCGGAACAACGCCTAGTTGCGCAAACGCAAGCCGAGGGTTTCCAGAAGTGGCAAACGACTGCTCAACTGGACGCAGCGAAAGAGAGCCAGATTCGTCAGATTCAAGCTCAGTTCGGTCTGTCTCGTCAGGAAGCAGAGCAACGGCTGCAGGCGCAAACGCAAGCCGAGAGCGCGCAACGCGAGTCGCAAATTCGCAGCATCGAGGCGCAATACGGGCTATCGCGTCAGGAGGCCGAGCAGCAACTGCGGTTTAACGAGCAGAACTACAACTTCGACATCGGCCGGATGGAGAAGCAGTCGGCGATCAACATCGAGAACCGCGAGGATGTGCAGGCTTACAACCAGGCGCAGGCACTTCTGCAGGGCGACATCAACGCCGGCCTGGTCGAACTGTCATCGAACCTGCAGCAGCGCAAAGACGAGTACATGCGCAACTGGGCGATTGCCGATCGCGACTTCAGCGCGAACCGCGATGCCCTGAACGAGTACGCCACCTACGTGGACAAGGCGCAGATGGAGCTACGTGACGCGATTACACGAATCTCGACATCGCCTGACCTGAACGAAGACGCCAAGACGTACATGATCCAGCAGTACATCGAAGACACCAACTACCAGATCGGTATGCGGGAGGGTCTGCTGGCCGAGTTCGGCCTGACCCCGCCCGAGTCGGGGTACGGGCGCGAGCAGGGTGCGTCAGGTGTGTTTGAAAACTGGGACTTCGGTGACGCCTATGGGCAGCCCATCGAGGTCAGCGAGCCAGAGGTTCCCGACCTGGGTCCGAACTGGCAGGAACTGATCGACCTGCTGCTGCCGTATCTCGACCAGGTTGACCCCGGAAGCACCGTGACGGGCTTGCCGGATGTGCGCACGGACGGGACCAGCGGCAACGGCAACGGTAACGGCGAGACCAACGGTAACGGCAGCGGTAACGGTGTATTCGTTCCGCTGGGACCCGGAACATTCATCTCCCCGGCACCCACCCCGCACACCAACGCCCAGCCCACCTACCAGCCTACGGGTACGCAGGTTGGCGGCAGCACCCCGGTGCGCAACACAACCCCGCGAAATCCTTGGAGTGAACTGCCAATCGGCGGGACGGACAACCGTGGGTACACCAAGTACGAATTCGGCGCACTGGGACCGAATCAGGGTGACTACATCGTAGACGGGTCCAGCGGCCGGATTATCTCACGCGGGGCGAACGGGCAAATCTCCGAACGCATGATGCGCCCCGGCGAAGTGATCTCGGACCAATCCGGCACCACCTATCGCATGGACGAAAACGGGAACATGGGCGGCGGCGGCTCAGGTTTTTATTACTAGGAGCGCACATGAGCAACCCACACGGACTGTCCGACGCGGACTACACGAAACTGATTGACGCCGGCATGACCGATGAGGTGATTGCCTCGTTTATCGCCAACGGAATAAACCCGATGTCTATGATCGGCATTTCCGGGGCGGACATCCCCGGCGACCTTTCGGGGCTCGGTGACCCGCTTGAGGGCGCCATCCGCGACAACCTTCCCGCTGATGACGCTGTCAACGATGGTGCGACCAACGGAGCCACTGGCGGAATTAACGGCAACAGCACACCCAACGCCGATATTTTCGGTGGCATCGATCTGCAGGCGATCTTTGATGAGTTCGGCATCGGGGATGTCCTCAAGAACAATGGCGATGCCAAGAAAGCATTCGTCAACGCGATCATCGGGCAAATTCTCGGCGACCAAATGTCCGAGAAGAACTTCGAGCGTGACCAGCGGGCGCTGGACATGGCTGATCAACGTGCCGCGAAAAACGCGCAGCAGAAACGCGACCGGGTGGATGACTCGATGTTCGGCTACCGCGACAAGGATTCCACTGGCCGGCTGACTGCATACCGTTCTGGCATCGGTCTGGCCGAGGGCTACGGAAAGGACGCAGACGGGAACTACAGCAAAGACAGCGGCGTGGGCCTGCTGAACCTGAACGCCAACCTGTACCGACCGGGCAGCGGCCAACGGTCGCCGGGTAACGAATCAGTACGCACCGGTTCGGGGCTGCTGACGCAAGTGAAATCCACCACGGGCAGCAGCGCTATGGCCGGGGGCAATGCCTTCGCCGAGCGGTATGCCGAATTGCAAAACAAGAGGATGAGCGATGGGCTTTAATCTCAAGCGTTCGCTGCGTAAAGCGGGCCTGACCAAAAAGCGGTTCAAGCGGTGGCAGGACTTCAATACCCCATTTGGCGAAGGATCGATCTCGCGCAAGATTTGGGAAAATCCCATCGGGCGTCAGGCCACCCAACTGGTAGCTGGCGCTGTTGGCGGGTACTTTGCTGGCCCATGGGGCGCTGCAGCCGCTGGTGGTGCTGTTAGCGCCGCAGCGGACGCACAGACTGGGCAGAAAGTCACCGCGCACACCGTTGGGCAGGGTGCCCTTACGGGCTACGCTGGCGGCCAGCTCGGCGCGTCGCGGGGGTTCACGCGCACTGCAGCAACACCACCAACAAGCGGCGGGCTACAGGCTCCCGCCATGGAAGGCGGTATGGGTGACTCCACGCGCCTGATGATTGATTCCGGTGTAGACACAACATTCGCACCAAAGTCTGAATCTTCGTTTGGGCTGAAAGGTATGGATCTTGGTTCATCTGTTAGCGGGTCGCCAGCTCCGGCGCCAACTGGCGGTCTACAGCTACCTGCCAGCACGGGCTTGGCAGGCGTGGCCGATCCTACCCCCAAAGCGCCGGGCGGTGGTCTGCTTAAGTCAGCATCGAACTTCGCCGCCGAAAACCCCGGAACGATTGCCACCGTTGCCGGCGCCGGAATTTCCGGTGTCGCTGGCAGTATGCAGCAGCGTGCGGCCGACGAAGAAGCCGCGAAACGCCAGAAGGCCGCAGACATGCAGGCCATGATTCGTGAGTACCTGGCGAATGCCTCGCGCTCAGGCGATTTGAACAAGTTGCTGTCGCAGATTCTGCTGCAGCAAAACATCCAGCAACCGGGCGGCATTAGCGGCCTGTCATTCCGAGGTTAAGTCATGGCGCTACTGCAACCCGAACCGCAGCAACCTGCGATCGACCCCCAGGCGATCAAGCAGGAGGCGGAACCGCTGGAAGATGCGACCCCCGAAGAACAGGAAATCTACGACACCGTCGTCGCTGAAACCGTCAAGGCGGTGATGGCTGACGGGATGATCTCGAAGGTGATCCGCCGTATGACCAAGGGCAACCCCGCCGAGGTTGCGGCCAAGACGGCTGTCGGCGCGGTCAAGACCTTTATCGCTGCGATGGGGGGCACGGTGGACCCCGAAATCGCCATCAATGCTGCCGTTGAGGTGGCTACGCAGATTCACGAAGTCGCCATTGAAGGCGGGCTGATGAAGAACGACGCCAATACCGCGCAGATGCTTCTCGGCATGGTCGTGGCCGAGGCAGAGAAGGAGTTTGGCAATGGCGAATAGTGCAGATTGGCTGGCCGGTATCGGTGCAGCCCTCCAGACGGGCGGGCTGCTCGGGCTTGATATTGCAAAAAACAAGGAAAAAGTAGCTGCTGAACAGCAAAGAATCGGGCTTCAGCAAGAAACGATTCAGATCAGCCGCGAGAATCTTGAGCTTGCCCGGCAGGAAGCAGCGCGCAGGCACGATGAAGCTAAACAATTGCTGGAATTCAGGTTGAAGCAGCTACAGCCTGACTCGTATCGTCAGTTCAATCTGGAGCAGGAAAACCCAGACTATCGTGCGGCGATGCAGTCAGCACGACAAAGTGCACTGACTAAGCCTGAGGGAAAGCCATTTGAGGCCACCGATAAGGATGGGAACCGCGTTCTTGTGCAACGTAATGCCGATGGGTCATTGACTCCCGTTGAAGGTTTCGGGCCAGCGGCAAAAAGTGGCGGGATATCGCTGACAACACCTGACGGGTCAACAGTACAGATCGGTGGGCCGCAAAATGGTGGAAGCAGTGAGTTAAGCAATCCGACAGTCAACAAGCTGCAGGAATCGATGGTCAACTACCAGGGCGGCCTTGATCGCCTTCGTTCCATTCGTGAAAAAGCGGCCCCAGGGTTTCTGACATATCAGGGGAAGATTGACGCCGCGCTGCTGAATGCAAAAGATAAGGCGCAATTGTTCGGCATGCGCCCGTTTGGCGCTCTAGACGAAAAAGACAAGGACTTCCTTGTCGGGTATACCCAGTTCAAGAGCGACACCACGAATAACCTCAATCGGTACATCAAAGAGATTACCGGCGCGGCGATGACGCAAGCGGAAGCCGAGCGCATCATGTCCGCCGCTCCTACTCTGGATGACGGCCCCACTACTTTTACGGCGAAGCTCGACTCAACGGTTAATCAACTATCGAAGGCCATGGCGCGCGCGCATTGGACACTCAAGAACGGCGTGTCTGTCGATTCAATACCGCTCGAAAACATGGATCAGGTTGTTCAGGAATACGGCAACAAGGTCGAATCTCAGATTCGGGCATCGAATCCAGATATGCCAGCGGATGAAGTTGAAAAGCTCGCCATATCGCAAGTCCGTCGCGCGTTTGGGATGTAACTATGGCTGACTACGCAAACGCCCTCTTTGGGGCTGAAAAAGATGCTCCTGCCGATGACGGCGTGAGCAAAACCGATTACTCCGCGCGCCTGTTCCAGTCCGCTGGCGACGGTAATCGTCAGGAAGCTCCCATGGCCCCCGCTACAGGCGAGGGCGCGGGTTTCACAACGATCATAAAGGCCAACATCCCAGAAGACCAGGAAACAAAGCTGCGGGTTCTCGCTAACTCATTATTCCCGAATGACCCCGACGCGCGCAGCAAGGTTGCGATGCATGACGGGAAGATGGTCTTCAAAAATGACCAAAACCAGTTTGAGTACGCAAGTACAGGTGGGTCAGGGCTTGCGGCAGGTATTGTGTCAAGCCTCCCTGAGATTGCTGGAGGTGCTATTGGGTCTTTTGCTGGCAACCCCTATCTCGGTGCAATTTTAGGAGGTATTGCCGGGAAAGGCTTGAAGCAAGTGGCGTCAAATATTCTCTTTGATGAGCCGCAAACAGTAGGCGGCAACGTCAAAGGGATGGCAGCCGAGGGCGCAATTGAAGCCGTTGGCGGCGCTATCGGCAGAACCGCCTCGTCACTTTATACGCGTACAGCAGTCCGCAATGCGGAAAAGCTCAGCGTTCCGGTTGCAGATGCGACAAAGAGACGAATCGCAGCGAGCACAGGGATTGACCTTGACTATGCCCAGGTAGGGAATATCAGGCAGTTGCGCGACCTCAAAAAATGGGCGTCAAAGTTCCCCAGTGAATCCGCAGAGATCATTGAAGAACTCGACAAAAAGCAGCTTGGGCAATCCATGGATGCCGTGCAGAATAAGGTTCTTGACGTGCTATCGCGTGAAACAGACCCGAACATGCTGGCAAGCCGAGGAATCAATGCAGCACAAGCGGCGATCGATGCTGCCAAGGTCCGTCGTGCTGAACTCACACGCGACTTGTACAAGCAGGCATCGTCAGAAACGCTTGGGCCTACGGCGCTTGGATTGTTCAAGACGAACCCTGTTATTACCGCGGCGGCAAAGAGAGCCAAGGCGGACCCGGCTTACAGGGCGCTGATGGACGATGCCGGCGAAAAAACAGTGGGGTACTGGCATGTCGTAAAGCAGGTCATGGATGACATGGCAGATGGTGCGGCGCGAGATTCTGCGAAAACGCGTGCGTCGTCAATTTCCCAAGCGAAAAGCACCCTTTTGAACGCGTTGGACGATGCCAGCCCGGCGTACAGAGAGGCGCGAATCAAATTCCGCGAGGCATCGCAACAACTGGTGGAGCCACTGGAAAACGGCGTTATTGGCGCCCTGGCGAAAATTAAAGGGCACCGCGTAGCAAAGGCGGCAGCCGGTGTTGTTGACGATGTTTTTGCGAACCCAACGACAACCGCGCTCGTTCGGGCGCAAATCGTGAATTCAAGCGGCGAGCAGGCATGGAAAGATATTCTAAAACTTTCCATGACAAAGCAGTTTGAAAAGGCCGCGAGAGAGGCACAATCGGGTGAAGTTGTTAACTTCGCCGGGAAGTTTCGACAGTCAGTGATTGGCACGCCCGAGCGGAAACGCGCTATGCAGAGAGCGCTTGGCACTCAGGGATACGCCGTATTCAACGATATCATGGATGCCTTTGGGTTAATTGCGAAAGACCTCCGTGGCCGGTCAGGTTCAGACACGGCCTTTAATCAGGCAATCACAATGCACCAGGCAGAGGCTGCGAAATCTCTCGGACAAAAAGGGCTTCAGGCTGTAACAAAAGCAGCGAACCCATTTGAGTGGGCCAAGGGCGTTAGTGAATTTGGCGGGAAAGACGCGCTAGAAAAGCGGAGCGTAGCCATTGCTGAGGCATTGACAGACCCTGGCAAGCTGGCCCGGCTGCGTGAGTTGCGAAGAATTCCCAAAGGCCCCCAGAGGGCGATTCTTACTTTGTCAGTTCTTGGTATTCACGCAGTAGATCAGCAGATGCCTTCTTCCGACGACTCCGATCTACAAACGTTCCAATAATAGCGACAATCAGTCCAATTCCAGAGCCGAACGCAAAAAACACCAACCAAGCCATGTAATCAGTGATGTTGTCAAACAACATCTCTACTGAGTGGGCCCCGGTAATAATGAAGCCAGTTGCGAAGTATCCGCTTTTATCAACAAACCAGTTTTTAAGTGCGTTTATTAGCTTATGGATCAGATTCATGTGTGCGCCAACGGCGTAATACGTCGTGTTCTACGTGGCTTTTCAGGCTAGATCAGTCTCCTAATACCTGTCAACAAACCATTCATTAACCAAACCCGCCTTGTGCGGGTTTTTTTATGCCCGGAGTATTGATGGACCCCTACGATTTTGACGCACGCATTACGCCTGCGGGACGACTGGAAATTGGCTTCGGCGGCAACATTCTGTCGTTGGGGCGCGTGCGGGGCCGGGACGGGCTGGACGGACGCGATGGCAAGGACGGGCGTAATGGCGCGGATGGGGCCAACGGGCGTGACGGCAAGGACGGCAAGCCCGGCCAACCCGGTGCCCCCGGTAAAGACGGCCAACCCGGCGCCCCCGGAGCGCCTGGCAAGGATGGGCGGGACGGCAAGAACGGAGCGGACGGGCGCGATGGCGCACCCGGCAAGCACGGGAAACCGGGGCGAAACGGGAAAGACGGTCAGGACGCGCTGCCGCTGCGCTACGAGTACGACGAAACACAGACCCGGTTCCGCCTGGGGCCGGTGCTCAACGCCGAAGGCAAGCGTCGGAAGTGGTCCGAATGGATGCACCTGGGCTCCAAACTCATTAAGCCGAGCGGAGCGATTGCCACCGGCCACGGAACGCTGCTCAAAGAGCAGGACATCGTTCGGCTCATCGAAAGGAATACAACCATGAATGCGATCGACGGGTACGTCCTATCGGACGAGGAATCGCCGGGCGACGTGGACTACTTCGGCTATCAAAAACCTGACGGCACGGGCTGGTACATCCGCCGAATCGACCACACCACCACACCGATCACCCACCGCTTCGCCTCGAAAGTATCAACCGGTGACACCTATGCCGATGGCTGGGCAAACCGCGCCGGCCTGTCTTACGTCACCCTTCCGGATGCCTACCTATGAGTGACAATGCTGCCATTCTGAGCTGGCTCCAGAAGATTGACGCCAAGCTCGACCTGATCGACGGGAACACCGACGAACTGGAACTGAAGGCCGAATCGATCAACCTCAACACGGATGACGTGGAAGGCAAGCTCGACACGATTGCAGGCAATCAGCTCTCTGATAACCACCAGGTTACGGTGTCGAACCCAACCGCTGACCCTGAGACCGGTCTTGCCAAAGAGGTAACACTTCAGTCTATTGATACGGAATTAGCAGCACAACAGAAGGATGCTCTCACCGATACAGAGTTACGTGCTTCGGATGTAGCGATTACATTAGATGGAGAGCAGGTTGCCGTCAGTAATTTCCCTGCTGTGCAGCCTGTCTCTGACAATGGTGGATCGCTGACAGTAGACAACCCCACCTTGTCGGTGGTAGGTGCTGGTGCTGCTGCAACAGCCCAACGGGTGCATCTATCCTCTGAATCACTGGCTGCACTTGAAGATATAAATGTCACTGTTTCATCTGAGATAGAGATTAAGAATGATTCAGGAAACCCAATACCGGTTAGTGGGACTATTTCAGCAAACCAGAGTGGTTCGTGGGAAGTGGCACTTGATGCTGCATCACTAGCCGCGCTTGAAACAATTAATGTCGGCAATGAGGTAGAGGTCACACTGAATGGTGAGGCTGTCACCGTAAATGGCACAGTGTCCGCAAACCAATCAGGTGCTTGGGAGGTATCCCTATCGGCTGCGTCCTTGGCGGCTCTTGAGACAACAACAGTAAATCAAGGCACAAGTCCGTGGGTAGTTTCTGGAACAGTTACATCAACACCCTCTGGTACACAGAATGTTGACGTAGTTGGCAACACGATTGGGCTGGCTACCAGCGCTAACCAGTTGCCTGATAACCATCAAGTTACTGTCAGCAATCCCATCACGGGTTTTGCGACAGCGGCTAACCAACTGCCCGATAATCACCAAGTCACTGTAAGTAATCCAACTGCTGATCCGGAAACAGGGTTAGCCAAAGAGGTAACACTTCAGTCTATTGACACGGAGCTGGCTACTCAGCAGAAAGATGCATTAACCGATGCCGAATTGCGTGCATCAGACGTAAACGTATCTCTGGATGGTGAAACCGTTGCAGTTTCAAATCCCTCTTTATCCGTTACTGGAGCAGGCGCAGGAGCAACAGCACAACGAGTTCAGTTGTCCGACGAGTCTCTTGTTGCTCTAGAAAATATTACTGTCACGATTGACAATGAAGTCGAAGTAAAAAATGACGCGGGAAACCCCATACCGGTTTCTGGAACGATTGCGGCTACGCAGTCAGGCGGGTGGGAGGTTTCTCTTGACACAGCCACCCTAGCTTCGCTTGAAACGATCAACGTCGGCAACGAGGTTGAAGTCACGCTAAACGGCGAGTCGGTCACAGTCACTGGCACCGTAGCGGCTACGCAGTCTGGGTCGTGGGAGGTTAGCCTCGATGCGGCTTCTCTGTCTGCGCTGGAAACGGTCACGGTCGAGCAGGGCACAAGTCCCTGGGTGGTAAGCGGCACGGTCACAGCGACGCCGAGTGGCACGCAGGATGTCAATATCGTCAGCGATGCGGCAGGCCTGGCAACAGCAGCGAACCAGTTACCAGACGGCCACAACGTCACTGTAACGAACCCAACCGCCGACCCTGAGACTGGCCTTGCCAAAGAGGTAACACTTCAGTCCATTGACACGGAGCTTGCCGCCCAGCAGAAGGACGCCCTGACCGATGCGGAGCTTCGTGCGTCTGCTGTCGATGTGTCGGATTCTTCTGTTCTGGCTGCGCTGGTCAACCGCTACGGCGGCGGCAAGAGCGCGGCCAGCGCAACGCTGACGAACACCACCGAAACCGCCATTCACACACCGGCAGCAGGAAACGCGGTGCGCGTGTACTGGGTGAGCGCCATCAACCGCGACCCGGCGACCAGCTTCCCAGCCGTGACCATCCGCATCGGTAGCACGGTGATCTACAAGGCCAGCGCCGTGTCGCACTGGGAAAAGTTCGTCGGTGCAGCTGACGAAGCCGTGACCGCGCAACTCAGCACCAGCGGAACGGTAGACGTAACCATTCACTACGAGGAATTCACCCCATGACGCAGCAAACGGCACTTGGCCCTGCAGAGGGCGAGCTGCACATCAAGGTCACGCGGGCAAATGGCCGCGTGGAGCATCACACGGGGTTCATTGTGGCTCCCGACCCCGACACAGACTTGAGCGGATGGGCGATGAACCGCGCCGTTCGCCATTTATTGACAACCCAGCAACAAGAACGTGAGAGGTACGCCTAATGGGTACAGCAGTATGGGCCGACGATGGCCAAGAGCAAGCGATCGACCTACTTGACCCGGCCACGCGCTCGGGTGTCAGCGCCAACTATTACATCGCCTGGGGGTCATCAGCGACCGCCGAAGCGGTCACGGACACATCACTCGGCACTGAGAACCCGGAAAGCCGGGTGTCAGCAACCATTTCCCAGCCCAGCGCAAACACCATCCGGTATGTCGGTGAAATCACCGCAACGGGCAACCGGACGGTGAACGAGGCCGGTGTGCTGGACGCCACCACCGCTGGCACGCTGATTCTGCGAGGCACGCACGCCACGCTCAACATCGAAACCAGCGACCGGGTGGAATACACCTTTGACCTGACGCTGAAAGATTCGAGCGAATAACCGTGGGTGCTTCGGTGACAGTGCGTGTGGAAATCGATGCGGACACGCAGGAAGAACATGACAGCATCAAAGCCGACATTGAGGCCGCTGAGTTCACGGTAACTCTGGAGGACGTGCAGGCAAAGCGCATCGAGGCTGAAAGGGTAATTCAGGTCTAATGGCAACGATCGCGCAGACGTTCTACCCCGACAACCAGGACCAGGATCAGGCCTGGGGCACGGACATCGACAAGCTGGACGAGTCGGTGGGGGCGCTGGTCAGCACGACGATTGCCTCGCACCCCAACAGCTCAGGCACGACGCAAATCACGCTAGACCCGTACACCACGCGGAGCACAAGCGGCGACTCGACAAGCTCCTACGGGTGGGCGTTTGATGAGTCAGGGGCCGAGGGTATCGGGAGCGCAGCAAATAACCGGCGTTTTATCCCGGCGGGAACATGGACGTTCCAGAACCGTGTGCAGATTCCCGCTGGCGGGGCTGTTACCGGGTCGCACAATGTCACGATCACCTACAAGGTTTATCGGGTCGCGGCCTCGCCATCGTTCGCACGCACGCTGCTGTTTACTGCGACATCCAGCGAGCAGGGTGGGGGGCTGCTGGGTTCAACGGTGACATTCAGCACGACATCAGCGAGCCAGCCTGAGATTTTGCTGGAACCCGGCGAAACCGTGCATGTCGGGTATCTGTCGCAAGACCGGCAAGTGGCCGGGCTGCTGGGGGCAACGACTGCCGGGACACTGACTTACCACACTGGGACAGAGGGCGGGGTGAACATTTCCGTTCAGGTTCCGTCGCCGGGGGTTCGCACCTTCTACGAGCGTGACCAGGCAGGGAACGGCATCGGCACGTCTGCCCAGCAGCCGAAAGGTATAGCAAAGGCCGCCACCACATCAACCGGCATCGGCGCCACGGCAATCAGCCGGATCTGGCAGGCGTACCGCGATGCGCAAGCGACCGGGGTCGGATCGGCAAGCGACACGAAGGCGCTGACGAAAGACACATTGATCGCTGACGGTGTGGGAACGGGCCTGCGAACGCTGGGCATCACGAAAGACGAAATCATTGCAACTGGCGTGGGCACCGGCAGCCGGTCAACGCAGGTCAGCAAAGCACCCGCCGCAGCAACTGGGGTGGGCACCCCGGCAGTGGGCCGGACGTGGCAGGCCTATCGCTCGCTGAGTGCGGATGGTGTGGGCACACCGGCATTCGACCGCATTGTGACATTCGTACGGCAGCTTGACGCCGAAGGCACTGGGACAATCAGCAGTTTCCGCCTGTGCCTTGACGCCGACGAACTACCCAGTGCTGGCGGCGGCACGACCTACGTCTACCCGCTCAACGTGTTCGACGACTGATTCCCCAAACGCCCAAGCCCGCCACGAGCGGGTTTTTTTATGCCCGGAGCCACCACATGCGCGACGTAACCCTGCTGGTCATCCACTGCACCGCCACACCGCCCAGCGCCGACATCGGGCTGGCCGAGGTGGACGACTGGCACTGGCAGCGCGGCTGGCGCAGCCCCTCGGGCATCCACTGCGGCTATCACTACATCATCCGCCGCGATGGCCGGGTGGAGCTGGGGCGCCCGGAGCATGAGCAGGGCGCGCACGCCAAACGCTACAACCACAACAGCCTGGCCATTGCGCTGGTGGGCGGGGTCGATGCGAACAACCGGCCGGAGAACAACTTCACCGGGGCGCAGATGAAAGCCCTGCGGGAGCTGGCCGACCGGATTGCCGAGGACTACCCCGGCATCACTGTGCTCGGGCACCGGGATTTGCCCGGCGTGGCCAAGGAGTGCCCCTGCTTCGATGTCAAGTCGTGGTGGGCAGGTGGCGCGTTCAAAGAGCCCGCCGACTTACCCAAGGAGCAGCCGTGGATACCCGACCCTGTAATTCCCGCGAGCCTGCTGTGAACGCACCCGACAGCAACCGCCACTGGCGCAACCGGCGCCGGATGGCGTGGATTGCCCTGCTCGGCGGCATGGCCTACCCGGCCCTGGTGCTGCTGACAGACAACGACGCCATTGCCGGCATCGCCCCGCATTACTACCTCTTTGCCGGGGCGGTGGTGGGGGCATACATCGGTTTTGCGACGTGGGGTGACAAGCCATGAAATGGCTGCTTGGAAACCCCTACGCCATTGGCGTACTGGTCATGTCTCTGCTCGCCCTGGTCGGCGGCAATGTCGCCCTGTACTACCGCAGCGAAGCGGCCACCGAACGCGCCGCCAGCGCAACCCGGCAGGCCGAGCAAGCCCAGCACCAGATTGACGAAATGGGGCAGCGCCTGTTTCGCACGAATCAATCCCTCTCAGCCCGAGAAGCCGCGCTGCAGCAGTTGAGATCACGCTATGAAACCGACTCCCGCGCCTTGCGCACCGCACCCGATCCCAGCGGTTGCGCTGACTCTCGCGTGCCTCGCCCCATTATCCGCTTGCTCGCTCCTGCCAACGCAGACGGTGACGGTCGTGATTAGCCCGCCCGACGCGCTCATCCAGGCCCGGCCCGAGCCAGTCATGCCGGGAGACACCTGGCGCGATGTCGCTGATTACGCGCTCAGACTGAGGGAGTGGGGCGGGGCGTGCGAGGCGGACAAGTCGGCTCTGCGGGAGTGGGCAGATGAATGAAAAAGTCAAGGTCGCCCTGATTTCCGGGGTGTGCGGGTTGCTCGCGGCGGCGATGCCGTTATGGCTCGCAAAGCGTCAGGCCGAGTCCGACATGCGCGTGATGCTGATTGCCGCACAAGCCGAGCTGCAGGTTCTGCGCAGCAAGAACGGGGAGCAGGACCAAGACATCCGCGAGAACCGCAACGACATAGACGTGCTCGAAAAAGGGCAGGCTCGAATCGAGGGCAGACTGCAATGACTGGTAAAGAGCTTTTCCTTATCGGGGCGCTCGCTCTGCCCGCTGTCGTAGGCACTGTGCAAGTGGCGAGCCTGAGCATGGAGCAAGTCTGCTCCAGTAGACCGATGTCCGTGCTGTTCATTGATGAGAACGGTGACGCGATCCGCCCGCAACCGCGAGAAGCCATTTTGTTGCGCCGGGCATCCGACTCAGCGGTCGAGGTGATGCGGTACTCAAACAGCCGCCTGCACGGCTTTGTGTCGTGCGCTAAAGAGCTAAAAAACTTCGACATCGTTCAGCGTTACCAGATTTACAAGATGAGTAGTGGGCTGCCAGTTGCTGGCATCCGGTGGGATTCCAATAGAGGCCGCTGGGTCGCTGAAATCGAGTTTCAGGAGTAGTCACATGCCAACGCCACCGCTCGACTGGGAACTGGCCCGCGAGGCCTTTGAGCTTGCTCAGGAACTCGGCTCGGTAACAGAAGCCGCAGCAAAGGCGGACATTCCGCGCAGCACATTCAACCACCGAGTGCAGCGATGGCGAAACCGGGCACGGTTCGGGTACTCGCCCGAGCACGACATGCACCACCCGGCGCCGGATGGGTTCAAGGTCAAGGGCATTTCGACCTACTACAACGACGAGGGCCAGCCGACCGGGCAGTGGGTCAAGACCACCGCCGACCAGGAGCGGCAGCGGGAAATGATGCTGGAGGCCGTGCAGGCGATGGCCGAGGACTTGCCCCGGCAGCCGCGCATCGACCCACCGGGCTTCGCCGACGCCGACCTGCTCAATCTCTACGTCATCACCGACTACCACCTTGGCATGCTGGCGTGGGGCGAGGAAACAGGCGACGACTGGGATACGGACATTGCCGAGAACACGCTGGTCGCATGGTTTGCCCAAGCCATAAAAGCATCTCCAGAGTCGGAGCTTGGCGTCTTCGCACAACTCGGAGACTTCATGCACTGGGACGGCCTGGACGCCGTGACCCCAACAAACCGGCACGTTCTCGACGCCGATACCAGATTCCAGAAACTGGTACGGGTAGCAATCAGGGTCATCCGCCGCGTCATCAACATGCTGCTCGAAAAGCACAACAAGGTCCACGTGTTGATGGCAGAAGGCAACCACGACCTGGCCAGCTCGATATGGCTGCGTGAATGGCTCGCCGCGATTTACGAAAATGAGCCACGCATTACCGTGGACACAAACCCCGACCCCTACTACTGCGTAGAGCACGGGAAAACATCGCTGTTCTTCCACCATGGGCACAAGCGACGGCCCGCACAAGTGGATGCCGTCTTTGCCGCCAAGTACCGCGACGTATTCGGGCGCACACAGCACTCATACGCCCACATGGGCCATTTGCACCACGTAGAGCAGAAAGAGACCAGCCTGATGATTGTGGAGCAGCACCGCACGCTCGCGGCGTCTGACAGCCATGCCAGCCGTGGAGGGTGGATGTCAGGGCGCGACGCCAAGGTCATCACATACAGCAAGCAGCACGGCGAAGTCTCCCGGTCAATCATCAACTACCAGATGGTCGCATGAGCGACTTCGGTTTATTCGCGCTCGGGTTATTTGCCGGCGCATTCGTTCTGGCTGTCGTCTTGCGATGCCTCTACATTCGCTATTTGGAAAAATACTTGCATGGACAATGAACCCAACCAAGCCGCAGAAATTGACCATAAGGCCAGACCGTGCCCATGCGGTTGCGGTGACACTGTGGTGACAGGAACCGACAAATCAACCGGGCATCCGTTTCAGGTCTGCGCCGTGTGCAGGTGGCCGCATAAGTAGAGGCAGGCAGCAATGATGATTCATTCCCCTGGCCGAAAGGCCGGGGGTTTTTGTTGTTTCTGGGGTGGGCGATAGGTGGAATACGCAGTGGTGCGTAATGGTGCCCAGTGGGACGAAACGCCCACCTGTCGTTAGGATGCAAGTTAATCAATCACCAAAAACAACAACTTACAATGCATGCCCTGATTTGTAATCAGGGGGTCGGGGGTTCGAATCCCTCAGCCGGCACCATTTAAAACAAAGGGTTACGGGAGATTTCGGAATCAGCCAAAATCTCAAGTGGGCGATAAGTGGAACGCATCACGCTTTCACGGCCCTCAAAAGCACCCCTTCCTTCTGCACGCAAATCGCCTCAACAGCGCCGATCAGTTCTTCCAATTCGGCCTGACTGTAGTGCGTCGTGATGTCTCCCGTTGTATGCCCGAGCAGTGCGGAGCGGGTTTCTTTGCTGATTCCTGCGGCGCGGAGCCTGCGGCCAAAAGTGTGCTTCAGGTCGTGGAAGTGCAGGTCGCCAAGTTTTGCCCGTTCCCTGGCGCTACGCCATGCCTTCGTGTTGATCCTGAGTACAGGGTGCCGCTCCGGCTGCTTGTCCTTGTTGGGGCCGCTCTTTGGCGTGGGTGGCTGGTAGGTAAAAACGTGCGTCTTGTGTAGCCCCCGCTGTCGGTCAACGGCCTCAGCGGCGATCTGGTTCAGAACGATTACGCGGGGCTCGCCGTTTTTCGTTACCTTGCCGGGTAGTTCGAACATGACGTTCTTCACGCCTTGAGCCCGTCGCTCCCACTCCCATTGCAGCCCCGTTATTTCCTGTTCGCGGCATCCGGTGTTGAGCGCATACAGGGCCATGTCATGGAGGTGTGGTGGAAGCTCGTTCATCAGCTTGGCTTGCTCCGCCCAGGACAGGGCATAGGGCGGGCGCTGGTCGGTCTTTGGTAGCAGTACGATTTTCGGCGGATGCTCAAGCCACGTCAGCCCGCCAGGGTCGCGCCATGTGCCTGCGCACAGATTGAGTATTCGGCGAACCACAGCAAGGTGGAGATTGATCGTGTTCGCTTTGTTCCCGGCGGCTCTGGCGTCATCAATGAACTTTTGCAGGGTTCCCATGTGCACTTGGTGCAGCGGGAGGTCGCCAATATAAGGTCGCAGACGCTTTATCTGCGAGGTGTCATCGGCAATACTTTTCTTGTGCTGGTGTTCGCTGATGAATTTTGTGGCTGCTTCAAGGAAAGTTCGCTGGGGCCGGGTGCCGAACTGGGCGGATCGGCGGGTTTCTTCGACGAGCCTTGCGAGGTACGCCTCTGCTTCTTGCGGATCGTCCGTTCGGCTACTGCATCGAAGTCGCTGGCCGAAAATCTTTTTGTCAATGAACCAGTAGCCTCCGGCTCCGTCCGCGTGCTCACGCCAGATGATTCCTTTGGTCCGATGCTTTCGAGCTGGTCCGCCCATGCGTCAAGGTCTTGCTTATCCCAGAAGATTACCGATGCTACCCGTTTGCGTTTGACCGTGGTAGCGACAAGCTCATCGAATAGCGTCAAACCCAGGCCACAGTACGCCGCTGCGACCTTGCGGCGCATGAGGCGTGGAGTGACTGCTACTTGGGCGTTCATGTGGGTCCGTGTTTTCTCGTCTTGCTCGTGCTTATACGGCCACGCGATGGCGATGACCTGTGGCTTTGCTGGGTTTTTGTGGCCGTGTTTCGCTCATTTTTCGGTGGTTATACGGAGTTGGAGTCGGGATAACGATTGTTAGCCACCAAGTGCGGCTTTGGTCGCAAAATGAATGCCGCAATATGCCGGCCTGTTCCTTTGCCAGTGGATCCGTCCTCAGTGGCGCACCATTTCACGTCTCCAAGGTTGCGAATGTCGGCTGCTCCTACAGCGTTTGCCATCATCAAAATCCACTTGTCAACTGGGTACACAATTACCACCAGCTTGCCCTTGCGGTTTTCCTCAATGGCCTTGCGCATCCATGCGGTCGGTCCTTTCTTCTTTGGCTTCTTGTCGCCGGGGCCTTGGTGCCAAATGGATCCAAATGGAGGGTTTACATAATTCCGCTGGCCCCACTCGCATGTCAGGCCGTCGAAGTCGTCAGGCTTCGGGTAGGGGCATGGGTCGAAGTCAAAACAAAACTCCTCATCCAATTCGGCGTACAGGTCAGGAGGAGTCAACCAGTAGTGCTTGCCGTCATCGCCATTGCCACTGTGGAACTTGTTTTGCTCCGGGCGCAGTTGGTTTTGGTGCCTAACAGGTCGTTGCAGGCGACATTCGTTTTGCTGCGCTTCACTCATGCGCCTGAACTCCAGTGTTATCCTTCCCCCGCTCAAACCCCACCATGTAGGCCGCAGTCAGATCGGCTTCACGGGCGTCATAGGCGGCTTGCCAGTCACGCAAAAGCTGGAGTAAGGACGTTTGCGGGCAGCACTCGTGCCCGAGTTTCTTAGCCACGCCGTGCATGGCCCTCGTCTGGTCGCGGAGTTGTTGGATTTGGTTATCCATCACTCGTCCTCCAGTGGGTCAAGTATTAGTCGCTCACCAGCCGGAAGAACTGCTCGCTCCGCCCCCGCAACATCGCGCATGAACTGGGCCGCGAATGATGCTGATTCACGGACTGTTTTGCGCACGTTCGGATTCGTCGCCGTTGTTACTTCCAACACCTCTGCATGACGCAGCAGGTCGGATTTGGTTGGCTTCATTTTTTCCCTCCTTCTACTACTTCACCTGTTCCTTTACACCTTGGGCATTCAACTCTTGAGGCCCACTTAATCTTTTTTGCTGCACTCAACAACCTATCGAGGTGATTGCACTGAGGAAGGTCGGATTTGGTTGGTTTCATTTCATTGCCTCGTCAACCGCAGCCCGCACATCACGGTGCGTACCACCACCCCAGTAAATAGACCGACTCAGATACCGTTCCGAATCGGCAACACGCGTGCAGTGTTTGTCCAGCCAGTCAAGCCGTGCCTTGTCTTCACGCAACCGCTCAATCTCCTTCGCCTGCTCAACAAACTGGCGGGCGATTGTTGGGGCGGCGGCGATGAACTCGGCGGTAACTCTGTCGTAATTCAGAAGCACCGTGCAGCCGCCTTCATGGACTTCCCACCGTGGCCGACCGATAGAATCTTCTGGGCCTTCATGCCAGCCCCAGTCTCCACCATCCGTAGCCACCTCCAACAATTCCTCAACCTCGGCGTGGGTGTATTGCTTGTCGGTCATCACTCCCCCTCCCGCTTCGCAATCTCGCAATCAGTTGTGGGTTTCTCAATTGGGTATGCGGTGCAGTGGATGTAAGGCGTGGCAAAGAAAGCCCCGACCTTATAAGCGGGCTTCCACCCGGCATCACGGCATTTGTTCATCGCGGCTATTTGTGCGTCTGCGTCCATGTTGTTGCCGCACGCAGTCAAAGCCATTGCTGCAATTACAACGATAATCTTCATTCTTGATTCTCCCGCTTCGCAATCTCGCGCAAATGATCGAGAATGGAATTGCAGTACTCACGCGTGCCGTGGCACACGAAGTTCTCAGCATCCCCGCCGAAATTAGTCGGCACGATTGACCACAACTCGCATGGGGCGTGCTGGCCCTTGCGGATTTCGTATTTGATAATCACTTCGCCACCTCGCGCTGGCTCATCAAACACTCAGCCTCAAGGCACGCATAAGCCACCGCGTCCTCGGCTGAGTCCCGGTGCGCCTCTGGTGCGGATGCCTGACGAACCCGCTTGAGCAGGCTCATCAGCAGCCAGCCTTCCCACTCGGTTAGGTCACGCCCGGTCACGGAATTGAACGCAGCCACCGTGCGACCCATGCTCCGCTCGCTGCCCTTTCGGTCGTAGGTCTTTCCGCGCTCTGCTAACAGATCGGCGGCTTTTGTGGCGAAGGCAGCGGCAGTGTGCTGGTCGTCGTACAGACCGAGTTTCTGACTTTCACATACCAGCTCATCGAGTCGCTTTGATTCAATCTCGGAAAACGCTTCGTCTTCTTCGGGGGTGGTGACGCTGGGTTGTTGGGCTAGGCGGGAGCGGGTTATGCAGCAACCATCAAACCATTCAATCTGTTCAGAAACGTCGGTGTAGTACTTATCACCTTGGGTGTCGCACTCAACAACCGCGTCATTAGGCCACACGTTAAATCCGGGGTTCTGTACCCAGCCTTCGGCGTCTGGAACTGCACGTGAATGCGTGTTGAGTGTTGTGTTAATCCATACCCACTCGCATGCCGGCAACGGTTCTTCCCAGTCTGGCTCGCATTCAACAATCATCAAGTCAGGCCACGGATTCACCCCAGTGTTCTTGATCCACTTCGTCCCGTAATCACTGCGACCGCTCATAACTCGCCTCCAATTTATCGTCTACCCACGTCACAAACCGCGACCAGTGGGCGTCTGCCCAGTGGCACACGTCGCTGGCGGTTTCCAGCAATAAAACCATCATCACCGCACCCCGTACTTCTTCATTGCCGCAAGCTGGTCGGGCGTTTCCTTGCCTCTTTTTGCGTGCCAGCCCCGAAGGGCGTGGCCGATGAACTTCCGGGGCGGGCGGGAGCCGGGGAGTTTCAGTTCGACAAGGGCGGCTGCAGGCGCGTGAGCACCGATGGGGGTGTTCACGGCCTCTTCGTGGGTCCACCCCGCGTATCGCCGGGTCCGGTACGTCGCACGCTTGATGTGCCCCGGCACGATGTGCGTTTCACCGCGCACCGTCACCTCGTAGTCGGGCGGTGTGGATGGCGGCTGGATGTCCATCGAGAGGACTTTTTTGAATCGTGGGTTCATGCCGCCGCCTCGAAGAAACGCACTTCATCGACTTGAAAAAAGCGTCCGTTCTGGCTGACACAAATACGCCGTGGTTCGCGCAACTCATGCGAACGGTGCAATGCGTCATCAACGCTAGTTGGCGTCGGGATGTTGCCCCCACGGTCTGACCACCAGCGTGCTGCACGAATGCCAGCCCCGCCGTCGCGCCCAATCGTCACCCACTCGTTGAACGTCTGCAGGCCGCATACATACGAAACCTTCATGGATTCCGCCCCTGTCGCCTGCTTGACGTGCTTGCTGTACCGGGCTCGCTTTACGTCGTGCCAGCGCGGTTCGGCTGTTGCTGCCATCGGGCTGGTGCTGTCTGCAGTTAGGTCGAGTTTGTCCCAGTGGTCTTTTTCTGCGTCCGATGCAAATGAATGGCCGCACTCAGGGCATTCGCTCGCATTCATGGCAATCAGTGCCTCACACTCTGGGCATTCTTTGGTCTGCGGCTCATCAACGCCGCGCTTCTTGCGGCGATGCACTTTGATCTTGTCGATGGGGCCGTGTCGCCTGACATTGCTGCCATAGTCAAGAAGGAGGCAATACTCCTTACCTGGCGCCACACGCATGCCCCGCCCGATAATCTGCACATGAAGAACGGTTGATTGCGTGGCACGCAACATCACCACCATGTCCACATCCGGCACATCGAATCCCGTGGTGAACACAGCGCAGTTAACTAATGCCTGAAACTCGCCAGCCTTAAAACGACGGACTGTTTCATCGCGTTCGGCAATGGAATGCGTGCCGACCACATAATCGGCTGCAATGCCGCGCTGCTCTAGACCGGCGACGGTCTGCTCTACGTGTTCAACATTGCTGCAGAAAATGATCCACTTCTTGCGATCACAGGCATTCCCGCGCTTGACCACTTCGTCAAGGATCGGGCCAGATGCGGACATAAATGCGTTGGCCATCTGGTTTTCATCGTATTCGCCACGCACGATCTTGATACTGGACAGGTCAACCGATGACTTGCTTCCAACAGACTTCACCGGGGCAACCCGTTTGAGATCGAGCAATTCCTTGACCGAAATGCTGTGGCAGATATCGTCAAAGACGTACTTCGACAATTCTTCTGGGTCTGTCTCGCCATCACGAACAATCGGCCCGCCACCAGTCCGGTACGGGGTCGCAGTCAGCCCCACTACAACCGGGTTCCCTAGTCGCTCGAATACTTGCTGGTACTGGCTCTTTGGCTTGTCCTCATCGTCTGTGACCAAGAACGGTACGCGATGGCACTCGTCAACAATCACGACATCAAAATGCGGCAGGCTTTTTGCCCGCGCCAGTGATTGCACGCTGGCGAAAACAATGGGCTGGTCCAGTTCCTTGCGCTTCATGCCTGCTGCGTAAACGCCGACCGGGGATTCCGGCCAGACATCGAGCAGGCGTTCTTCGTTCTGGGCGACAAGCTCTTTGACATGCACAAGCATCAAGATGCGCTGGTTTGGCCAGGCCTTGAGAACTTCGGAGCAGAACCAGGCAACGATGACGCTTTTGCCCGATGCAGTCGGCGCTTCAACAACCGTGGACTTGCCAGGGTTTGCGTACAGGTACGCCATCAGGTCTTCATAGGCGCGTTGTTGAAATGGGAATGGGGTGACGAGACTCAAAACGGCACCTCGCCAAGCAGAACTTCCTTCATCTCTGCCAGCAGCATGTCAAGCGTGCCGGCCTGTTCGATAGCCTTGCTGCTTAGCTCGTAATCAGCATTCATAAATGTCTGTTCGCCAGATTTGTAGCGAATCCATGCGCCTTTCTCGTCGGCGGCATCAACTTCTGCGTGGACAAGCGGAGGAATAAAACGGTGGTCCCGGCAGGCTTTTTCCTGGGTGTAGGTGTCGAGCATGTCGCGGTTGTGCTTTTCGCAGAACCATGCCGCCTCGTCATAACCATCCGTCAACGGCGTGGCATGAATGCATGTGCGGCAGCTCACCTTGGGCAGTGCATCACCGTGGCAAATGTCCCCGAAATTGCACCACTTGCATTTGTAGAATGAGGGGTCATCACTCAGCTTTTCCAGAGGGACAGGCGAGGACACGATCTGCCCTGCACGACGGTGCAAGGCGTCATAAATCTTGGGTTGGTAATCGGTGCGAACCGATACCGTGCGCCGACCACCAGCGCTGTCAACGGTCATGTAGTGCCGTTTCATACCCGTCAGGCCCATGTATCCCTGCGCCTGGCCGAAGTAGGTTGTATTCCAGTTCTGCAGGGCGTCTTTCTCGCCGTGCTTCTCGATACAGCGTTCGAGGTCTTTCACGACCTTCTCGTCACAGGTCTTGTGTTCCCAGACATGCCAGGTATTCGGAGCCTGAACAATCCCGAGGATGGCTCCGTCCATGTGGCCGCGCACATGGCCAGCCCAGGTGGTGACACCGAATTGCTTGCCGTCAGGACCGTGCGTGTGCAGTTCCAGGCTGGGAACCTTGCGCAAGTCATCAGCGCGCACATCCTCGGTACGGTGCCCGTCCGCGAACTTGCGCAGGGTGTCGGCAGCAAATACTTCCGGCGAGACCCAGCGGAAGCGATACCAGAGCTTGCGGGCGCAGTCATCGGCCCAGGAACTCAAGCCCAGGTAATTCCTGGGCTTGGTGTCCTGCTCTTGCTCGATGGCCTTGTCCATCGCTTCGAGCGTGGGGTCGCTGTGAACAGCAACTTTCATCGTTACGCAGCCCAGGGCGGTGTGCTGGCGGCAGGCTTGGCTTGCTGCGGGGGTTGCTGCATGGGACGGGGTTCCGCTGGTGCGCCACCAGCCTGGAGAGGCGCGTAGTCCGCCACTTCATTGCTGTCGCTGTACCCTGGTGAGGATGTCACCTTGACCTTGAGCATGGCGAACTTGTCCTGCAGTTCGATGGTGTCACCGATTGCGCCAGCGCCGGTTGCGATGCAGATTCTCTTGAGCGTCCGCTGCGCGATATCGACGGCCTTCGGCTTGGGGTTGTCGAGGTTCAGGCGGTCCCAGATCAGACGGTTCGCATAAGGGCCGTCAACGACCTCCCAGGTCAGCTCCGTGTACGAGCCGGTTCCTGCCTTGGTAATTTTGTCCTCTATGTACTTGATGCGAGCCGGATAGATACCCGCAGGGAGTACGTCGCGTGCCGATACGGACTCGACAGCATTCAAATCAAAGTTCAGTTTTGCCATGTTTACGCGGCCTCCTTGGCCGTATTTGTTTGGTTGGTGATTGAGTTTTGAAGGGCGGCGTCGAATGCGGCCCATGACAGCTCGATGGTTTCCGGCAGGCCAAAACGGTTCTTGGCCAGGTAAGCCGGTTTCTCGGTGGTGTGGAGCAGGCGCTTTCCGGTGGTAATTCCGCGTGCTACCTGCTTGTTGAAGCCAGCGTCGGCCTTGGTAACGCTGGTGTGCCAGTTGGCAAACAGCACAGCGTCTGCCCATTCCTGAACCAGTGCGGACGCACTACGGTGCAGCTTGATCTGGTGACGGTCATACGGGTCCGTTTCCGGGTTCTCGTAGCGTTTCACCTCGTTGTGTGCGATGAGTATCACCGCCATGCCGCGATCCCGCACGGCCGTAAAGCCAGACAGTATTTCCCGCCAGTAGTCCAGGGCGTGGACATAGCCCTTGCCGTAGCCCAAGTCCTCTACGGATTCCTTCCCGTGGTCATCTGCCACCCGCTTCCAGATCAGCGGTTCCAGGTGGTCCAGACTGTCCAAAAAGACCGTGTTGTACGGGTGGTCTTCTTTGGCCAGGGTGCCGATGGCCTCGACCAGTTCTTCGTAGGTACGAATCAGCGGGAAGTGCGGAACGTCCAGCACGCCGAGTCCGTCCTCGGTAAGCAGGCCCACCGGGTTCGGCGCGTCAGATGCAAGCGTCGTTTTACCGACGCCAGCCACGCCATAGAGGACGATCTTCGGCGGCTTGAGCTGGACGCCGGTTGTGATGGAAGAAAGATCGAAAGCCATTACGACGCCACCTTCACCGTCAGCGACGGTTTCTTCGGGGTGGTGGTCATTGCTGCATACAGCGCATCCAGGCTGTCAGGCTCGTTCTCCTGCAGGTACTTGAACTCCTTGGCTTCCAGTTCGTACTTGCGACGGAGCAGGCGCTCCGCGTTCGGCAAACGCTTCCAGTTGGCCTCGACAATTTTGCTGTCGAGCTTGCGGGTGTACCCTGTATTCACCGAGATCGTCAGGTCTTCGGCTTTCACAGTCGTTGTGCCTTCGTCTTTGAGATTGATCTGAGCTACCAACTTCTGCTCAATCTTCAGACGTGCCTCGCGGGCGGCGTTCTCGGCCTTTTTGGCCTCCAGGTACAGATGGCCAAGTTCCATCAGGGATGGCTCAACCTTCAGTTTTACTACGGGTGGCATTGTTTGCCTCCTTGGTCGGTGGGTTGTTTGTGTGCTTGGCGGACGAGCTTGAATGCCGCCTGCCGATGCTCGCGTTCAACCAGTCGCTGGACCTCAAGCAGTCCGATGGCGATCTGGTTTTCAAGCCACAGCACCTTGCTGTCGCTGATTTCCAGCTTCGGGTGCGTGGCAATATTTCGGGCGATGTCGATTGCCCGCTGCGGGATCGTTCGCTGATTCATCCGATCACCCCCGCTATGAACAAGAGAATCCCGGCAGTGCAGGACGCCGTTGTCAGCGTGATTCCGATGGCGTCGATCACGCTGCCTCCTTGCGTGCCTTGATCATGTGATCGGCTGCTGCAAGCAGGTCAGCCAGGGGGTCAAAGCTGCGGCGGACCATCCAGTCGCCAAGCGTCTTTTCGGCCCAGTCGGAAGCCAGTGTCTTGACGTTCTGGCAGAACATCCGGCCAGCCAGGTTGGCGTTGATGTCGCTGTGGCTGTTGGCCACGGCTTTGGCGAAAACGATGTTTCCGCTTTTCACTTCGCTGTTCGATCCCGCGATGAAAGGGGTCAAATTCTGGTTGTCGTTGAAGTACTCCCAGAACTCCGCAATCAGGGGAGCGTTGTCGGCCAGCAGCGTGACGATCTCGTCAGCCTGGTCATTTTCGATCTCGCCGCGAGGGTCGATCTCAAGCAGTTCGCAGATCGAGGTCACACATGCCTCGGCTACAAATGTTGTCAGTTGGTTCGGTCGGTTGGTCACTTGTTCACCTCTGTGTTCGGTTGGTGAGACACATGAAAACACGAACGTGTGGCTGTGTCAACACGCTTGTGATTATTTTTATCGCAGGCATGAAAAAACCCCGCCGTGGCGGGG